CACCACGCCGCCGGAGATGGTGGCAAAAGAAATCAAGGAACTGCTCGCCGCATATAATGAGCGGAAAACAAAGACGCTTGAGGAACTAATCGAGTTCCACGCCGCCTTTGAAGCCATCCATCCTTTCCAGGACGGCAACGGGCGCGTAGGACGTTTGCTCCTATTTAAGGAGTGCCTTCGGAACAATATCGTACCGTTCATCATTGACGAGGAATTGAAGATGTTCTATTATCGCGGGCTGCACGAGTGGAAAACGGAACGCGGGTATCTTATGGACACCTGTCTCGCGGCGCAGGACAAATTTAAGAAGTATTTGGATTACTTCCGGGTGCCGTATGAAGGATGACAAATAGACGTCGTAAAGGAGTTACATGAGAAAGTCAAAACAGGATTTATGGAGGAAAACGATGAATAGAATAATTCCCAGAATTGGAGCGGCAATTGTCACCATTACGGTGCTTCTTTTTGCGGTATGTATGATAGCTGATTTTTCATTCGGCTCATACTTTGTGTGTATGTTTTGCCTTTGGGATACATCGTGATGGCGGTGGGATTTCAATATGAAAGCAACGAGGAGCACCGAGTCACCGCTAATATCGGCATCGCTTTTGCCATTATCTATGCAGTGCTGATTTTTTTGGTATATTTCGCACAAACAACGAGCGTTCGATTGGATAATCTGAACGAGCAGGCCATCCGCATATTGGATTTTCAGCGCGGCGGGCTGCTGTTCAATTATGACCTGCTTGGTTATGGAATGATGGCTCTCTCCACATTTTTCATCGGTCTTTCGATCAAGCCTAATTCAAAAGCGGACAGGTGGCTGAAATGCTTAATGATAATACATGGTATTTTCTTTATTAGCTGTTTTGTTATGCCGATGACAGGCGTGTTCACAAGCATGGCAAGTGGAGAAGCAGGAAGCGGAGGGACGATTGCACTATTAGCTTGGTGTGCATATTTCTTTCCTATTGGCGTATTGGCATATAGGCATTTCCAAAAGGCCGAGTGACTAATTCCCGTTTGTCGAATGGAATATGTTTTAACTGGCATCTATCAGAAATGGTAGGTGCTTTCTTTATGCTCGGAGAAATCCGAGTTATTTTTATGCCGTCGGCAAGGAGGTGAACGCGCATGGCTGACAATTTCGGTTTGAAGATCGGTGTTGAAGGCGAGAAAGAATTCAAGAAGGCTCTTGCCGAAATCAACCAGTCATTTAAGGTTCTCGGCTCGGAAATGAAGCTGGTATCCTCGCAATTCGATAAGAACGACAAGTCCGTGCAGGCGCTTTCCGCGCGGAACAATGTGCTGAACAAGGAAATCGAAGCACAGAGGCAGAAAATCGACACGCTGCGCTCCGCTCTCCAGAATGCGTCGGATTCCTTTGGGGAGACGGATCGCAGGACGCAGAGCTGGCAGATTCAGCTGAATAATGCCGAGGCCGCCCTTAACGACATGGAGCGCGAACTTAGCGACAACAACGCCGTTCTGGAAGAAGCCAACTTCAACTACGGCAGAGCCGAGGACGCGCTTGAGGACATGGATCGTGAGATGGACGATGTTTCCGACAGCGCGGATGATATGGGCGATGAGATCGATGAAGCCGGGGACGCCGCCGAAAAGTCCGAGAGCAAGTTCAAGGGGCTGGGTACCGTCCTTAAAACGGTCGGCGCGGCAATGGGCGCGGTCGTGGTGGCCGCCGGCGCCGCCGCAGTGAAACTTGGCAAGGAAGTCATAGCCGCTTATGCGGATTATGAACAGCTTGTCGGCGGTGTCGATACGCTGTTTAAGGATTCATCACAGAAGCTCCAGCAGTATGCGGCGAACGCCTATAAGACGGCGGGTATGTCGGCAAACGACTATATGGAAACCGTCACAAGCTTCTCCGTAAGCCTGATTTCCTCCTTGAGCGGCGATACCGAAAAGGCTGTGGAATATGCCGACATGGCCATCACGGATATGTCGGATAACGCCAATAAGATGGGTACCGACATGGCGTCCATCCAGAACGCCTATCAGGGCTTTGCAAAGCAGAACTACACCATGCTTGATAACCTCAAGCTGGGCTACGGTGGCACGAAACAGGAAATGGAGCGTCTGCTCGCCGACGCCGAGAAGATATCCGGCGTCAAGTATGACATCTCATCCTACGCCGACGTGGTAGAGGCGATCCATGTCATGCAGGAAAGCATGGGTATCGCGGGTACTACCGCCAAGGAAGCGGAACATACCATTTCCGGCTCCATTAACTCCATGCAGGCGGCGATTCAGAACCTTGTTGTGGGATTCGGCAACGCCGACGCAGACATGGAGCAGCTCTGCAACAATGTCGTGGACGCTTTCAAGGATGTGGTGGCGAATGTCACTCCGATCATAGAAAACATTGTGGCGGCTCTTCCTACCGCTACGGGCGCGCTGCTTGAAGCGGTAGCGGGATTTCTCCCGACACTCCTGCAGACGGTGACGGAACTGTTCTCCCAGGTGCTGACCACACTCCTCAATTTGCTGCCGAGCCTTATTCCGGCGGCGGTCGAGGCGGTCATGACGATAGTGAACGCCATCATAGAGAACCTTCCGCTCCTAATCGAAGCCGCCGTGCAGCTTATCGCCACGCTCGTACAGGGTATCGGCGAAGCTCTGCCTACGCTCATCCCCGCGGCGGTGCAGGCAATCGTGACCATCGTGCAGGGCTTGATTGAAAACCTCCCGATGATACTCGACGCGGCGCTTCAGCTTATCATGGGACTGGCTCAGGGACTTCTTGAGGCTATCCCTGTTCTGATAGAAGCCTTGCCCGCCATCATTACGAGCATCGTGGAGTTTATCATAGGCGCAATCCCTCAGATCATCAATGCGGGGATACAGCTTCTGACCTCGCTGATTTCCGCTTTGCCGGAGATTATCACGGCAATCGTGGCGGCATACCGCAGATCATTGACGGCGTCCTTACCGCCATTCTCGGCAGTATACCGCAACTGATTGACGCGGGCGTCCAGCTGCTGGTCGCTTTGGTAGAGAACCTGCCGACTATCATTACCACGATTGTGAACGCGATACCGCAGATTATTACATCTGTTGTGAATGCGCTCATCGGGAAATCGACAAGATCATCATGGCGGGCGTTCAGCTTTTCGTGGCTCTGATACAGAACCTTCCACAGATCATCGTGGCAATCGTGAAGGCCGTGCCACAAATAATTACTTCTATCGTGAAGGGTTTCGCCGGGGGCGTATCACAGATGGCGCAGGTTGGATTGAACCTCATCAAGGGCATCTGGAACGGTATAGGGGACGCCGCGTCCTGGCTGTGGGGAAAAATCAGCGGCTTCTGCTCGAACCTGCTCAGTAAGATTAAGGGCTTCTTCGGAATATCCTCGCCGTCCAAGGAGATGGCGTGGGTCGGCGATATGCTGACACAGGGTCTCGCGGGAGGTATTGACGATTCGTCGAAGGTAGCCATCGACGCCGCTAAAGACTTGAATCGAGGTATTTTGGATGTGATGGGCGGGCTTTCCGACGATATGCGGTCGGCCGTGCCGAGCAATTTCAACCTTGACGCCGACGCTACCGTGCGTTCCGCCGTAAGCGGTATGTCTGGCGCGAATGGCGGCGGCTCTTACGGCGCGCTTGTCTCGGTCGGTCAGATGATTGTTCGCAGCGAGGACGATATCCGCAGGATTTCACAGGAACTTTATAACCTGATACAGACAGGCTCCCGCGCGCAGGGACGCTTCAGCACGGCTTAACGGAGGTGAGGATTTTGGGCTTTACATACAACGATACATCGTCCACCGATATGGGACTAAAAGCACGGCTCACCTCATGGCAGGTGTGCGGAAACTTAAGAAATTATACGGCTTCCATTCCGGGAAAAAGCGGCGTGGCTGACTTTGGAGCGGATTTCGACTATCGGGAGATTAATGTCTCTTGCGGAATTGCGCCGAGAAAAAACTTCAAGTCGCTCGTCGCGGTTCTGGACGATATTTCCCTGTGGCTCGATCCTACAGGTGGTTTGAAACAGCTTGTGCTTGACGATGTGCCGGACAGGTATTTCATGACAAGGCTTTATGAAAAGGTAGACTGCGAACGGCTGCTCGTCCGCTCGGCGGGCGGCTTCGATTTGAAGTTCTTCTGTCCCGATCCGTTTGCCTATGCCGTGGAAGATGAAGAGTTTACCATCTCCACCACAGGGTCGCATACAGTCACGAGGGCAAAAGGCAATATCGAGTCTCATCCTGTGTACCGCGTTAAGGGCACGATTACCTCCGGCGTAAGCAACTACATCACGATATCCACCAATGGAGATGAACTGAAAATCGTAAACGCCGCGCTTGCGTCGGACGAAACATTAGTAGTAGACGCGGATATGATGACCGCTTATGTGGAAAATGAAAGCGGCATAATCCTCCGTAACGGTCTGCCCTACCTTTCGGAACTGAACTTTCCGGCGCTTGCCGTCGGGGACAACACAATCTCGGTGGCGGCGAACAACGCCACGTTTACAAGCCTTGAGATACAGGCGAAAAGCAGATGGAGGTGACGCCCTATGTCCTTAAAAACGATACTGAATAAGCAGACAGACTTCACGGGCGAATTCCCAGAGGAATATGCCAAGGGCGGCCTGTGGCGGTTCAACGAGGACGCTCCAGACGCGGACGACTGCCTTATGGATTCCTCCGGGAACGGCAGGAAAGCTTACATCAACAAATGGAGCGGAACAACCGCGCCTCTGATTGACGGCGTGTTCGGCTCGTATTTCCGCATGAACATCAACAATCCCTCCTCGGAGCAGACATATCTGAAGGTTACGAACGACGGCACAATTTTCTCCGACCTTGGAGAGCGTATTATCGTAGGCGGCTGGATGCATCCCACTACTTATTCCGTGGGCAACACCTACTGTCCGATTTTCAATACCAGGTACGGTCCGGGGCAGCCGATTTTTTATCTGTCTCTTATTCGCGGCAATCCGAGACTGATGCTGTATAACTCATCCGGCTCTCTGATTCTGGACGAGTCGGTCACGCCGTCTTTTTCGCTGGGAAACGCAAAGTGGTATTTTATCGCGGCGGCAATCGAGCCGGATAACAAGAAAGCCTGGTATGTGGTCGGCGATAAGGAAAGCGGTACGGTGTGGAAATCCTCCGCGCTGACCTTCACAGGCGAATTGAACCGTTCCTGCGCGGCGGATCTCATCTGGGGTATGCACGCCGATTCTTACTGGTATGCGGGCGGCTTTGATGACTGGTTTTTGGACTGTAACTCGGAACTGACCGCCGATGATTTGATGGATTATTTCCGTTCCGCTGTCATGGCGAATGCCGGAGATACCACGGGAACGGTAGACGGAATCACCGAACCCGGAACGGTCACGCTTCGTGCATCGAGCGGCGTCTATCCAACAGAAGGTATTCTTACCACGGCGGCCGCCGAATGCAACCTCTCCGGTACGGGACGTGTGTCCGTGACGAGCGAGTATGTTTCCGGCACGACAGCTATCTCTTTGGTAGAAACATCTACAAGCGACGATCTTGTCGATTGGAGCGATTGGGCGGCTGTTCCCGCGAATGGAAAACTGGCGTCTCCCAACCGGGAATACATCCGATTCCGGGTAACGCTTACTACAAACGACACGAGCAGGACGCCGAAGCTGGTGGATATCCGGCTTTACGATATTCCAAAATCTCCCTATGAGAAAATCGGCTATGCCAGACCTGTCGTATTAGATTCTAATGGCGCATGGGAGGCGGTGCTTGAAAACGCCTATGACATTATCGCCACAGGCGAGATCAACGGCGAGGACACATTGACTTTCAAGATCCCGTACCGTGACGGCAAGCGGTCATACATCGACAGCGAAAAGAAAATACAGATCGTTGATGATATCTACAAGGTGCGCACGGTCACGGACAGCAAGGACGCCGAGGGCAATTCCGTCACGGAGGTGTATGCCGAAGCGGAGTTTTATGATCTGACGTTCTCCGTCAGAAAAGAGGAACGCACCTTTGAAGCGGAGTACCCGGAAACGGCGATGGCTTATGCGCTCTCCGGCACGGAATGGAGCGTGGGTACGGTCAACGTGCGTACCAAGAGGACGTGGACGAGCAGTGAGAAAAACGCGCTCTCTATCCTCCGCAACGTAGCGGATCTGCACGGCGGCGATCTGGTCTTTGACTGCCTAAACAGGCTCGTGCATCTGCTGACCGTGAACGGCAAGGACAGCGGCGCGCTCTTTGCCTACAGAAAGAACATGAAATCCATCCAGCGTGTGGTGGATACAAGAAGCCTGGTAACACGGCTCTACGCCGTAGGCGCTGATGGGCTGACCTTTGCCGACATCAATAACGGCAAGCCCTATGTGGAGGACTACACCTATACCAATGAAGTCCGCATCTCCACGCTGGACTGCTCGTCCTTCACGAATCCGTACCAGATGAAGGAGTATGCGGAGATGCGGCTTGCACAGTACGCCAAGCCGACCATTTCTTATGTGCTGAACGCTATGGACTTGTCGGTTCTCACAGGCTACGAGCATGAAGCGTGGGCGCTTGGCGATTATGTGCGTGTGGAGGATAAGGAGCTGGGCATCTCGGTTACAACGAGAATCGTGCGCCGGGAATACAACCTCCAGGAGCCGTGGAACACGGTGCTGGAATTATCCACCACATTAAAGAACCTCGGCAGTTCAGCAAGCCAATGGGATAACGCCGCCGATACGCTGGAGGGCACGAGTATGGTATCCAATGACGATATCCGTGAAATGGTGCCGTTCAACCTTCTGCGAAACTCCCGTGCTGACGATGGGCTTGCCTACTGGACGAGTTCCGGCTTTGTGGCCGACGGCGAAAACGGTGCGTCCGGCACGGCCTCCTTCAAAGTGGAGGGCGTGTCGGGAATGACGAAAAGCCTCTCGCAGACTGTATATCCCGCCAACCGTGACAGCTATACCATCTCGGCGCAGATCGGTTCGGAGGAATTGGAGAAGCTGTCCGATTCCTCGCAGGTCGGCATCGAGATAATCATCGAATATGAGGACGGCACGACCGAGAGCCGTTTCATCGACTTGTACTGACGGAGGTGGACTATGGTATTTTTCTCAAAAACACAGGCGAAGGTATCGCCGGAGCATTACGGGGACAGGGTCAAGTCCATCACCGTCCGCATCTGCATCACGAACTGCACGGGGAAACTGTATGTGACGGATATACTGCTCCAGGCGGGAGCGGTCGCTACGGGATGGGTAGGACATCCCTGTGAAATCAAGTGGACGCTCGATGGGTAGCATCCGTTTTATCCGCTTGGCGGAGGTCGTAAACAAGAAGCGGGACAAGCGTGTCGTGAGTGTTACGGTGGTTCCTACCATTACCGACTGCTCCGGCACAATCTGGTTTACCGACCTGCAACTGCAGGAAGGTTCCGCTCTGACAGGCTACGCTCCGCACACGGAGATTTGTCTGAAGGAAACAGAGAACGCTCCCGTGTGGTTCAACGGAATCGTCCGTTCCACGGAAACAGTGATACTTCTGAACCTCGGCGGCACTTCGGCGGGTCTTGATATCCACCTCTATCCCAAGCAGGACATGGAGGGCGGCTCGGTCATGCTTGCCCAGGGCGTGGGCGGTCAGAAAGCGACATTCCCGTTCACCTGCTACGCCGGGGACGATGTGGCTCTGCTGGCGTCAACGAGGGAGTGCGCGAGGAACGGCATGAAGGAAACGAAGGACGGATTTTACCAATACAGCGCGGCGTGGGATTCCAAGCATATCGTGTCCCTGCCGCAGGGGAAATCCGCCCAGCTTTTATATTCTATGCGGGAAATGGACGATGGAGGTGGACTGCTCTGATGGACACATTAAAGGGAAAGAAAATCATGGTGTGGACGTTCATGGGCAATGCCCGTATGTACACGGCTCTTCGCAATTACGGCGACCGCATCAGCCAGATTGGGCTGTTCTCCTTCAAAGTCAGGGCTACCGGTGAGATTTACGAGACGGGTGTGGCCATATCGGATATGCTTACCTACATCAATATGTACCCGCATATCAAGTGGCTTTTGACTGTGGCGAATGACGGCACGAACAGCATCTTCAAAGCCCTGCGGGACAACACGGACGGCGCACAGGATATGTTTCTTTCGGAGATCGTCCGCATCATGGAAAAATATCCGTGGTGCGACGGTGTGGACATTGACCTTGAGAAAGGCGATGGGTATTCCACGCATGTGGCGTCCACGGCGATGTTCCGCAATATCTATAACACAGTAAAAGCCTACGACTCATCCAAGCTGATGAACATCTGCCTGCCGGGTATGACTTCGTTGGGCGGCTCGGTCGGCGGTGAGAATTGGTGCGTGTATGCCGACCTTAACAATTACTGCGATACCGCGTCCATCATGAGCTACGGCATGGCATGGGCAGGCTCCGCGCCGGAACCTGTGTCCCCGCGTTCGTGGCTTGAGGGCATCTACGACTATGCCTCCCAGGTCATGGATAGGTCGAAGGTGTTCCTCGGAATGCCCGCTTACGGCTGGAACTGGCAGATATACGACAAGCCGGAGAACATCGGCAAGTATTATCGCGGCACCTCACAGACCTACTATGCCGCGCAGAACTGGCTCAAAGGCGTGTATAACTTCACGGACGATCAGCCGTCGCAGCCGTTCATCCCGTTCGTGGGATATTGGGACGATAACAACAAAGTACCGTGGGCGCTCCCTCATGTGTACGATTACATGGAAGGACGGGATGCCGACAGCTATTCCTATCCGCAGATGAGTGGGACATATAACGGACGGCACTATCTGACCGCTTACGGCAAACAGCAGAAAACCGAGTTTGAAAATATCATCATCGACCATGACGGCGGCAATTATGCCAGCGCGTCCGGTATCGTGTCTATCGAGAACGGCGTGGCTACGCTTGGCGATGAAGGCTCGGTCACATACAATTTCACCGTAGATACGGAAGGAATCTACGATGTGGCGGTGCGGCTCTACTATCCGTTCTGGGACAAGAACGGCATCTATGTTTCCCTGGACGGAGCGACCACGCACTATTCGGAAAACCGCCTGTGGTGGCCGTACTGGAGGTCCACCTTCTGGATTTCGCTTGCAAGCGGAGTTGCGCTCTCGGCGGGAACGCACACGATAAGGATTTCTGTCGATGTGAAGGGCGTACAGTTTTACGGATTCCGCATCTGCTCATCTTTCTCGGAAGAACCGTCAGCGGGTGAAGCAATTTACACGTTTTCACCACGGCGGTTCAAGGATGTGGATGGCAACATGGTCGGTCCCGACAGAGGTTTTCGTCTCACCTCGGAAATGCTCCGAAGAAAGCCCGACTCCGCACTCGTTTGGTATGAGGACTTCCGGGACTACGGTGTGCTGGAAACAAACTACTGGACGGTGCTGTCCGGCTCCTTTGAGGTCTGGCGGTCGGAGGAATACTCCACGGAGCGCGTTTACTCACAGCTTGACGGCAAGGGACAGCTTGCCTGGCGGTATGATGGTTTTTCGGATATCCACCTCCGCGCAAGGCTGGCGTTCCCGGCAAACGGTGGCGGCAAAGCGGGCGTGTTCTGCGGCAGCCTTTTCTGCTGTCTCAATTACGATAGTCAGGCTGTGGAGTTATATAACGGCTCCACGCTCCTTGGCAGCTATAGTCAGGAGATATTGCGGACGACGAACGCAGACCTTCGTGACAATCCGAATATGTACACGGTGGAAATGCGTATCTGGGGGAATAAGGTGCGCGTCTATTCCGGCTCTTCCTATACGCTGCGGTTCTCGGCGACGGTCGGCGGCTTCTCCGACGGCTACGCAGGATACCGTTCCGACAATCGGACGGTTTGCGAACTGATGCGCCTTGGGGACGCCTGGACATACGAGCCGTATGAGCGGTTCGATGTGGTGATGCCGGACGAAACGACAAAATCCTACGGCAGAATATCCCGATCGAACTGTACATGGGACAGCGAGTTCCAGGTGTTCACGCTGACTGCCGATGTGGAGGAATCAAGCACTCGGAGCGAGGACATTTCGATGGACTACGACTTCTTCCATTCGGACGATATGACATCGCTTTCCTGCGGTAACGACTACCAAGCCACGGTAATACCTGTGGATATCAACATATGGATATCGCGCCTGTTCCTCGGCGATGCGGACGGATTCTCCATCCTTTATTACCAGGACGTGGACTCCCTCGTCTATTGGGCGAACGAGGCGGCTTATCGGTGGAAGCTCCGTGGGATGTGTATGTGGTCCCTTGGGCAGGAGGATTTGAGGCTTTGGGAGTGGCTGCCAAAACAAGTCTGACAATATAACACAATACAACACACTATCTTTCGGAAATCAGCGATTGCTTTCGGGCAGTCGCTTTTTTCATACCAAAAAACGCAAAGGAGGACAAATCTCATGAAAGAATTCTGGAACACCATTCAGGTAATCTTCGCAGCAATCGGAGGATGGCTCGGATACTTCCTTGGCGGCTGTGACGGTCTGCTCATCGCGCTATTGGCGTTCGTGGCTATCGACTATATCACGGGCGTAATATGCGCTATCGCGGACAAGAAGCTCTCCAGCGAGGTGGGATTTAAAGGCATCGCGAAGAAGGTGCTGATCTTTCTGCTCGTGGGGATTGCCAACATCCTCAATGTGCAGGTCATTGGCACAGGTTCGGTACTTCGCACGGCGGTCATCTTTTTCTATCTCTCCAACGAGGGCGTGTCGCTCACGGAGAACGCCGCGCATCTCGGACTGCCCATCCCTGAAAAGCTGAAGGCGGTGCTGGAGCAGCTCCACGACCGCGAAATCAATGGAAAGGAGGGTGACGAATAATGGCTTATACGAATAGTTCTATGGTAGTCTACACCAAGTTAAGCCCGAACCATTCCGGGCAGAGGACGCATTCTATTGACCGTATCACTCCTCACTGCGTAGTCGGTCAGTGTACGGCGGAGGGACTTGGAGAGTGGTTTGAAAAAAACTCTACCAAGGCATCATCAAATTACGGCATCGACAGGGGACGGCCGTGTCGGTCTGTATGTGGAGGAGAAGAACCGCTCCTGGTGTTCCTCCTCAAATGCCAACGACCAGAGGGCAATCACCATCGAATGCGCGTCCGATACCACGGAGCCGTATGCGTTCCGCGATATTGTTTATCAGACTCTCATTAAGCTGTGCGTGGATATCTGCAAGCGCAACGGCAAGAACAGGCTGCTCTGGCTCGGCGATAAAGACAAGACTATGAACTACGAGCCGAAGTCCGGCGAAATGATCCTGACCGTCCATCGGTGGTTCGCAAATAAGTCCTGTCCCGGCAACTGGATGTATGCCAGGATGGGCGATCTCGCGAAAAAGGTCACGGCGGAGCTCGGTAGTGGTACCGATGGTAAAGATGGTGCCACAACTACACAGGGAACACAGGCTACGGATTTTTCTCCGCTTTCAGAGGCGGATGTTGTAAAGAGTGTGGGGACATTGTTTACGGCGGATCAGAAGAAAACGGGCATTCTCGCATCGGTTTCAATGGCGAAGTTCATCCTCGAATCCGGCTACGGCAAGTCGGAATTGGCGCAGAACGCCAATAATGTGTTCGGCATGAAATGCTCCCTCTCCGGCAACACCTGGAGCGGTTCGACCTGGGACGGCAAAAGCAAGTACACCAAGCAGACGAAGAAGCAAAACGCTGACGGCAGCTACGAAACCATCACGGCGGACTTCCGCAAGTATCCGTGCGTAGAGGATTCCATCGCCGACCACAGCGCATATCTCCTTGGAGCGAAGAATGGCAGCAAACGCCGCTATGACGGTCTGAAGGGATGCACCGATTACAAGAAAGCTGTACAGATTATCAAAGACGGCGGCTACGCCACGAGCCTGACCTATGTGCAGAACCTCTGCTCCATCATCAAACGGTGGAACCTCACGCAGTACGATGTGAAGGAATCCGAAACGCCTATCGCATGGTACCGCGTCCGCAAGACCTGGGCGGATTCCAAGTCGCAGAAAGGCGCGTTCAAGATTCTGGATAATGCCAGGAAATGCGCGGACGCCAATCCGGGATATAGTGTGTTCGATGTAAATGGTGTAAACATCTACACACCGAAAACAACTACTCCCGCCGCACCGGATGTTCCGTTCCTCGTTCGTATTACCATCAGCAATCTCAACATCCGCAAGGGACCTGGAACGGATTATGACAGGACGCAGTTCATTCCCATCGGAGTGTACACCATCGTGGAGGTGAAGTCCGGCAAAGGCTCGACCGCTGGATGGGGACGGCTGAAGAGCGGCGCGGGCTGGATTTCGCTTGATTTCTGTACCCGCGTCTAAAACTTTATATCTGTGCATACGATTGCCTGTGGGTGTTCTGCGGAATGCTCACAGGCTTTTTTTATTTGCACACCCTCAATTCCGACCGCCTTTTTCTGTTTAACCATGAGGATAGGAATCCTCGGATTGGAGGAATCTTCATGACAAACGAACAGAAACGCTAAATAGTCAAACTCCGCAGTACGGGTATCAGTTATGCAAAAATAGGCGAGGCTCTCGGCATCTCCGGGAACACCGTCAAGACATACTGCTTAAGAAACAATGTGACTGTAAAGAAAAAAGCCTTTCCTGCGAAAGCTATCCCCACCTTCTGCAAGGAATGCGGCGCTCCGATCACGCAGACGGAGAAACAGAAACGGCGCTTATTCTGCTCCAAGTCTTGCCGAGAAAGCTGGTGGCACTCCCACCCAGAGCAGATAAAGAAAAAAGCCGTATATGAATTCCGATGCGCCGGATGCGGTAAGCCGTTCTCCGCTTACGGGAACAAGCACAGAAAATACTGCTCTCACGAGTGTTACATCAATACTCGCTTCAAAGGCGGTGGCTGCCATGAGTGAACAGGATTTTGACCGTGAAAAATGGTATCAGGCCGCCATGCAGATAGCCGATGCGCTTCTGAAAAAAGGTGCCGTGTCCGAGGAGGAATACCACCAGATTAAGACAAAACTCCTCGATAAATACCGCCCGACTTTGTCTACATTATTATCGGGAAAACCCTTGATATAACTGGCTTTTAGAGTGATATATAGTGTCGGAAAGGAGTCGATTTCATGCGAAAAATCACAAAGTTAGAGCGCAGGACAACAGCCCTTCCGACAAGGAAAAAAGTCGCTGCGTATGCGCGAGTTTCAAAGGACACCAAGAGGCTCATGCACTCCGTTTCCGAGCAGATCAGCTATTACAGTTCACTGATACAGAAAAACCCCGAATGGGACTACGCAGGCGTGTACGCTGACTGCGGGATAACGGGTACCCTCACAGATTCGAGGGCAGAATTTAAGAGAATGATTTCCGACTGTGAAGACGGAAAAATAGATATCATTCTCACCAAGTCAATCAGCCGTTTCGCAAGGAATACGGTAGACCTTCTTGAAACAGTCCGGCATCTGAAAACCATCGGCGTGGAGGTGCGGTTTTAAAAAGAAAACATCCTCTCGCTTTCAGAGGATGGCGAACTGATGCTTTCGCTCCTCGCTTCTTTTGCACAGGAAGAAAGCCGCAGCATTTCCGAGAACTGCAAACGGGGAGTTCGTAAGAGGTTTCAGTCCGGCGAGATCGGTGCGGCGAACAAGCACATCCTCGGTTACCGATATGATGATGAGCAGAAAAAATACATCATCATACCAGAGGAGGCTGTGATCGTCCGGCGGATGTTTTCCCTCTACCTTGAGGGCAAGTCGCTCCAGGATATCTGCGATGACCTAAACGATGCGGGATACAGAACCATCAACGGATGCCTTTTTCAAGAGGCGTCGCTTGCCCTCCTCATCAAAAACGAGATTTACGCAGGCGACCTTCGCAGGCAGAAAAGCTATATGGCCGATCCTATCAAAAAGACAAAGGTCAAGAACTGCGGAGAGCTGCCGCAATATTACATGACAGATTGCCATGAAGCCATCATCGACAGGGAGACCTACGAAAAGGTCAAAGCGGAAATAGACCGCAGAACCTCGCTTCTCAATCCCACCTACTGCTTTTCAAAGAAGATTCACTGCGAAATCTGCGGAGCGCAGTACACCCGAAAGAAAGGAAAGGTCAGAGGAAAAACCTATGTGCATTGGATTTGCCGGAGCAAGAAGGAAGTCGGAATGACCTGTTCCAGCGTAAACTTCAGCGAGGAAGAACTGAAAAAAATCTGCGCCAATGTCCTTGAGACCGATTCTTTCGATGAGGAACTTTTCGAGAGCCGGGTCAAGGACATCACTGTTTTAAAGAACGGTGATATGGAGTTCAACCTTGTCGGCGGAGAAAAGCGACGATGGAAAAACCTGCATCTGAATCCGCCGAGACACAAGGCTACGCTTACAGATGCATTCCAGGGAAAAATTCGATGCGCCAAGTGCGGCAACACCTACCACAGAGTAAATTCGGCAAACAAATGGGTGTATTGATACTGCATGGACAAGAAGAAAAAAGGCTCGTCCTGCGACAGCCCGAATTTCACGGATCATCAGTTACGGCAGATTTCCGCTCACATCCTCGGCTTGGAGGAATTTGACGAGCAGGGCTTTGCCGAACAGATAGAAGACATTACCGTCCTTGATGACGGCAGCCTCGAATATCACTTTTACGAAGGGAGGACGGAGAAATGGCAAAGAGTGTGATTACCATTCCCGCCACAAAAAGCAAATATACGGTTGCGCCTCTTTCCGCTCAAAAGAAGCGGAAGGTCGCTGCCTACGCCCGCGTCAGCACAGACCACGAGGAACAACAAAGCAGCTATGAGGCACAGGTGGACTACTACACCACTTACATCAAAGGCAGAGACGATTGGGAGTTCGTTTCCGTGTACGCTGACGAAGGTATAACCGGCTGCAATACAAAAAAGCGTGACGGCTTCAACAGCATGGTAGCGGATGCGCTGGCCGGCAAGATCGACCTCATCATTACGAAGTCGGTCAGCCGATTTGCCCGCAACACCGTGGACAGCCTTACGACCATCCGAAAGCTGAAGGAACACGGCACGGAGTGCTATTTTGAGAAGGAGAACATCTGGACATTCGATGGAAAGGGGGAACTGCTCCTCACCATAATGTCGAGTCTTGCGCAGGAGGAAAGCCGCTCCATTTCGGAGAACTGCACATGGGGACGGAGAAAGCGTTTTGCAGATGGCAAGGTCACAGTTCCTTTCGGACGTTTCCTCGGCTACGACCGCGGCGAGGACGGCAACCTTGTTCTGAACGAGGACGAGGCAAAAATCGTACGCAGGATTTACGGGCTATTCCTGCAGGGACGTTCACCGTATGCGATTGCGAAGGTGCTGACCTCCGAGGTTATACCGACACCCGGCGGTAAGAAAACCTGGTCGGCATCCACGGTCAAGAGCATCCTCACAAACGAGAAGTACAAGGGCGACGCCCTTCTGCAAAAAGTCTACACCGAGGATTTCTTTACCAAGAAGAAAATCAAGAACGACGGTCAGGTGCCGCAATACTATGTGGAGAACAACCATCCCGCCATCATCGAGCCTGCGGTTTTCGACAGAGTTCAGAAACTCATGGCTGTAAGGCATCCCGGTCAGAACCGCAACAGTAGCATCAGCGCGTTTTCCAGCAAGATCAAGTGTGGTGAATGCGGCAGCTGGTACGGCTCAAAAGTGTGGCACTCCAACGATAAGTACAGAAAGGTCATCTGGCAATGCAACCACAAGTACGATGGGGATTGTAAATGCGGAACGCCGAACATCGAAGAGAAAGAAATCAAGGAGCTTTTCATAAAAGCCATGAACATCCTCATCTCGGACAAGGAGACGCTGATCGAGGATTTTGAAACCATCAAGGATACGGTTTTCGATACCTCCGGGCTTTTGAAAGAACGCGCCGGCCTGCAGGTGGAAATGAACGTGGTAGCCGAGCAGATTGAAAAGTGCATCGCCGAGAATGCCCGCGTAGCCCAAAATCAAGATGACTACCGCAAACGCTACGATACTCTTGCAAAGCGGTTTGACCGCACTAAGGCACGGCTCGAGGAAGTGGAACAGGCGATTGCTGAGAAACAGGCTCACAGGGAAATGGTCGAGCAGTTTCTTTCGGAACTCGCCGGGCAGGATGCCGTCACAGAGTACACCGATGAACTTTGGTACAGCATGATCGATTTTGTGACGGTCTACTCGAAGGACGATATCCGCTTCACATTCAAGAACGGCACTGAAATAAAGATGTAAGAAATGCCTCCGATACCATATGGATTCGGAGGCTCTTTTTGTCTGGAATGTTCAGAAATGATAGCATCTTCAAGTTGATTCATACTTGCATAGATTGGTTCAATGAACCAAGCAGAAAGTGTAGGCAATAATCAAAATGTATCTAAAATCAAGTCGTATCGAAGTTCGTGTTTACATTTCTGTCTAAAAGCCGTCTTTGATACAATTTGATTTTTACATCTTGACGGGTTCAAATCGGCTCGGATGGGTTCAAAAACCTAACCTTTTATAGACAAGGCAAGAAAAAAGCACTCCACATTTTTTCAGTGGAGCACTTTTCTTGTTATTGCTATTTCTTTTTCGTCGGCTTCGATAGTTCATCATACATGAATCTCAATAGGTCATTCAGAAACTCTTTGTCCTCAATATTATCTACAAGCAGCATTTTCTTTGCCCTTC